GCCCAGGTCATACACCTTATCGCGGTTATGATACCCCAGCCGACACATACAATCCTGGTCGATCCACGGATACTTGATTCTCCGCAAATCGGTAATCATATACTCGGCCAGCCCGTCCTTGCGAATCGCGTCCAGCCCGATCAGCCCGAACCCCAGATTCCAGTACACCGGCTTCGGCTTGTGAACGGAAAGATATTCCTGCGTCGCCGCGAACCAGTGGTCGTTCATATCCAACTGCCAGACCGGCGTCAGGTTCTCCAACACGTAGGTATCCACATCAAACTGAAACACCTTATCCGCATACGGCAGCGTCTCAATCCCGTACCCGTTCGGCTCCCCCGTGAACAGCACCGGCCACGCGGCCCGGATCATCGTCATCGGTTTGAACCCAGTATCCATATTCACGCAGTTCTCTTCCGTGAACAGCGTCTGTCCGCTGGCGTTCACCAGATGCACGTTCTCCGGCACCTCATATGGCAGCGTGTCATCCTCGATGAAGCAGTACACTTCCGAGTTCGGGTTGTTGGTTATACAACTCATGTACGCCGCAGGCAGCGCGAAGTACAGGTTCCTGGTGCAAACATACGTCGCAATCATCTTGTCGCTCATTTCATATTCCTCCCTATCAGCACTTGATGCCGGCATCCCGGCAGGCTTGCCACTGGCAGTATTTCTCATACTGCTTCCAATACGAACCGCGATATTGCTCGTCAAGGTTTGAAAACCAGTTGCGACAACCCGCCGCATGCACCACCGCGGGTCGCAGGCTTTCCCCGGTCACAAAGCACTCGTTGTACCTGATTCCCAAATCCACCGCAACCGTGCCGCCCATCTCGGCGTTCAGCCAGTTGATGGCGTCCTGATCGATGTAGGGCACCTTGTTCCTGTTCAAGAACTCGATCATCCGGTCGTCGGCTCCGTCCTCGCGCATCTGCTTCAGGTTGAACAGGCACACGCCCGCGTTGTAATACTTCCCGCTACCATACGGCTTCCATTTGCTCAAATGCTCCGGCACCGCCGCGAAATACTTCCCGCCCATGTCGATCTTCCAAATCGGCATCAGACTGTCTGTCACGCACGTATCAACATCCAGCTGCAACACCCGGTCATACCCCGGGAACAGCTTGGTGTAGCACACCCGCAGCAAACTCAAATATGTAAACGAGGTCTTGATATTCGGGCAATCCGCCCCAAACCACTCCTGCCCCGACACGTTCACCGTCCCCACATTCCCTGGCACCTCATAGGGCAGCTCGTCGTCTTCAATCAGACAAATCACCGCTGCCTCCGGGTTGTGCTTCAGCAGGCTCATGTAAGCCATCGGCAATACAGGGTATAGGTTCCTGCTCGCCGCGTACACCACGATCATCCGGTCATCCATATTTACCTCACAATCTCCACCGCACTGAATCGGTACGGCGCGTCGATCCACATTTGAAACACTTGCTCAGCACATCCAAAACCTGATCCACCGTTCAAACATAGCCTCAGCAGTAATGCGCTTTGAGCCACCGCCGGAACATGGCCTCTCCCAGCCTTCCCCTCTGGGGAAGGTGGCAGCCCGCAGGGCTGACGGATGAGGTCCCCGCCGCAGCGGTACCCCCCCCCCGTGTATTGCTGTGCCATTGACCTCGGGGGCGCTGTCACCGTCAATGGCATTGTTGGACCCAAAGGCTGAAATACCCCCCCCCGAATTTTCCCCGGAGTTAACATCCAACTTGAACTTGGTATCGCTCTCCGGGTCCAGTATCCGTATCTGCCCCGGATGCCGGTCGATCATCCTCTGAAACGCCCGTATGTAATTCTCCTTGTACTTCGGATACCGCTCAAAGTCCCGCAGCATCTCCCGCGTCCCGGCCAGCGGGCAGCCGATGCACCCCAGCCGCGTGTATCCCTCGTCGTACAGGCCGCAATGGGGAATCCCGTTCTCATTGAGGAAGTCCCACACGTCCTTGTCCGTCCAGTCCACGATGGGGTTGACCATCGTCTTTTGCGTCCGGTAGCACTGCTCCACCATCCGCCGGTTGGCGTCGTTGTCGTCGTTCATGATGACCTCGCCGTGCTTGTTCAGCCGGTACTCGGCCCCCATGTCCTCCGCCAGCTTCCGCGTCGTCTTGGGCTTGCCCTGCACGTTCGCCACCCCGTGGGTGTTGCGCCGGTTGGTGCTCTCAGCCCACCGCACGCCGGTGACCACGACCCGAGATACCCCCCCCCGGTTCTTTTAGCGCGGCACAGCAATAGCGCACCTTGCGCGTCGGCGGCAGCGTGTGGTCCGCGATCAGCGACCACATCGTAATGGGCTTCGGCCTGCCATCTGGGTAACAGTGCTCCGGTTTTCCATCGTCATAGTGCTGGCGGCCAAATTCCACATCAGGGTAATGCTCCCGGATAAACCGTATCAGCTCCGGCGGGTCCACGCTGGTCACGGCATAATGGGCGTCAAACTTCACCCATGCCATCTTGCACAGGTGATAAACACACTGGCTGTCCTTCCCGCCTGAAAAGGCCACATAATACCCGTCCGGCGGCTCAAACGCCTTGAGCCGCTGTATGGCCATCTCCACCTTGTGCTCATGGTCCCCCATCACCCGCCCGTCCTGGGTGATCTTCATTTGGTCGTTCAATCAGGTCTCACCCCCGCCTTTTCTCCTGCTGCCACTTTGCCGCCTTCCGATGCTCCGACGGCACGTTCAGCACCGTAATCAATATCCCGTCGTGGAAAACCCACACCTTATCGCCGTAAATCCGAATATTGTTCCCATTCCCGTCATACAGTTCATATAGCCAACTGATGTACCGCCTCAGCGCCCCGGAAGCCTCCCGATACCCGATGCCCTCCGCCAGCGCCCTTTGCGCGTTTCGTTCCACGGCCCGCTTCGGCAGCCCTACCCGCTCCCGCACCCGCTTTGCTCCATGCTTCGACACCTGCAACTCATGCTGCCTATCCACCGCAATCATCGTCCTTCGGCTCGGCATATTTACAAATCTCCGGATAGATCAGCACCGGGCAGAAGTCCGCGCAAACGGGGCAATCCCCGTTCACGCAAACCTCGTGGAACTCGTCGTCCGACAGCCACTTGCACGTCACTCGCCCTCACCGCCGTCGCCGTCCCAGTCCTCGTCCTCGGCGGCCACGCCGTCGCCGTGCCATTCGCCGTCCTCATCCTCCGCCACGTCGTCCCCGCAGAGGTCGGAATAGATCGCCCGCAGCAGCCGTTCCTCCTTCGACATCGTGCTCCACATGTCCACGACCACAAAGCCCTCGCCCAGCCGCCCGGCCACATGCTCCGCCGCGTCCTTCGTCAGAAACCACATTGCCGCGCAGGGCCGGTTGGAAAACATCGGAACGCCCTTCACAAACTGCACAAAGCAGAAGCTGTCCTGCGTGGTTTCCCCGTCCTCGCCGTAGTGCCACACCGTATACCGGCAGGGAATCCTCGGCTTGCGCTTCGGCTCTTCCGGCGCTTCCACAGTCTTCTTATCTTCACCGTCTTTGATCTTCCGAAGCAATGCGGCCCGTTCCTGTACGACGCGGGCATGCTCGATCGCATCCTCATCCGCCCCGGCGGCCCTGTCCGTTGCCTTCCCGGCGTCCTTGGCCTGTTCCTTTGCCTCCCGCTCAATCCGCGTCTTCATCACCTTCGCGATGCACTTCACGGAGATTTCCTCCTTGTTCAGCACCACGCTCAGGTGACTGAGCGCCAGGTCCGCCGAAATGCGCTGCTCACTGTTCTGGTGCATGTAACCCGGCTCCGTCGCCTCCCGGTGCTTGCGCTGCATCACCCGGATCAGCGCCATCAGCTCGTCCAGACGCACATACCGGATACCCATGATGTCATACTTGCTGATTGCCTCCGCCATCTGCTTCATAATCTCACTTCTCCATTTCCGCCCGCAGGCCGTCCTTGATGGTGTAGTCCAGTCCCAACCGCTGGCAAAGCGCCTCTGCCTCATGCCCGAATTGCTTCCAGTTGATGCTCGACGGATGGTAGTTCAATTTCCCGATCTTCACCTTGTCCACACCGATCTGCGCCACGCTCTTTATATCCCTCAGCACGCTCTCGGCATCGACCACCGGCTCAAAGGACACCCACGTCCTGATGCCCCTGTCATGCGCGTGCATAAGGTCAATAAACCGATGCTGCTCCCCGACCCCCGGATGCTCGATCTGCCCGTCCAGCGTCACGCCATACCAGTCCCCGCCGTCCAGCAGATCAAAGTCCCGGCTCCCGGTCCCCTTGGTCAATATCTGCACATGGTTCCCATACGCCTTCAGCAGCTTGATGATCTCCCGCGTCGACGTGGTGTCGTACCCGGTCGGATATGGATCGCACACGAAACAAAGATGGATCAGCTTCCCGGTAATCCCTTCCCGCTCCAGTTGCCTGCGCGTCTCATCCTCGATGTTCTCCCGCGGCCTCACGTCGCTGTGAAATTTCTCCCGGTCCCGCCGCAGCACACTCGGCGCGAAGCAGTAAAAGCATCTGTGCGGGCAGCCGGTGTAGATGTTCAGCGCCAAATCCCCGTATTCTTTCGCCGCGCCCCTCGGCTCGTAAATCGGATTCATCCCCTCATCCCTCCACCAAATGCCTGAAATCCTGCCACTTGATCTTCACGATCACCCGCTCGCCGCGCCGGTCCCGCAGCTCCACCACCGGCCTGCACACGATGCCCTCCATCTCGCAGGTGCCCATCGTGCTCTTCGGATGGCTCTTCACATATTCCACAGCCTCCGCCAGCGTCCCGCGCCCCACGATGGGCACCGCCTTCACGCCAAAGGTCCTGGCCGTCTGCTCCACCCATTCCCGAGCCTGGTAGTTGTTGCCGATGCAGACATCGAACAGTATGAAGTCCACTCCGTCCGGGATGTAGGCCCCGCCATTCTGAATCTTAGCCCCGTACCCCTCGCCGAACAGGATCACCTCTTTGTCCCCGAAGGTCTGCTCGAACATCTGGGCGTTTTCCTCACCGCCGAACAGCGCGTTCAGCCGGTTCACCAGCGGCGCCGGAATCTGCGCCCGCTCTGTCCGTCCGCCGAAGGTCACGCTGTGCCCGTCCCACTGCACCCGGATGTTGGTCCCGTCCACCTTCTCGGTCCACTCCCACTGACAATCCTTCAGGTATTCCACCGTCTCGCTGCGAAACTGCCCCTCGATCAGCTTCTTCGTGCCATCGATGTCCCTCTGGTACAGAGTCTCGATTTTCTCATAGGTTTTCATGTCTCTATCCCTCCCATATCCTCGGCGTCCCGTCCGCATTGATCAGCAGCGTCAGATTGCCAATGTTATAGGTACCATATGACATCCAGTACATCACGCCCGTTGCCTTGTCCACCAGCACCTTCCCGTTCCACTCGTTGCTCACCACCATAAACATACGGTTGTCAACCTCTGCGTCCGCGATCTGCCCCGCGTCAACTTTCCCCCTGGCGCACCCGGCCAGCATCAGCCCCAGCGCCAACACCAGCGCCGCAACAATCCACCGTTTCATGCTACCCCTCCTTCGGCTCAATCTCCAGCTTCTGCGCGATGTCGGCGGGGATCTGTTGGTCTACCTTTTCAGTAGCTACATTTTTTGCCACAATGCAGGACGAATCATCATTTATTGTTGGCATCGGTATAGCTTGATCTTTTAAAACGCCCTGTTCGTATAGCCATTCGCTCCACGTCGGATAAACTACCGGGTGTTCTGCAGCCCACTTCATAACTTCGCGCTCAATACGTTCAGAATCTTTCACAAACGCATTTACGCTGCACTCGTCAGATACACTGTCAGGCTTATGCAACGGGCAATTGAAGCACCCAGCATTTGCTTTACACATTCGAGCAAACTGTCGAAGCACGTCCACAAATTCAGCCATCTTGCGCCTCCTGTTCTTTATCCCACAAAAACAACAACCCATGTACCCCCTGCCGCAAAAGCGGCTCCTTCTCTTGTTTGCGAATCCACTCAATCGGAATCGCCTCCACCGCCTCCGGCGCAAACCCCGCGCAGCACTTCTCAAATAACTCCCCCACGGTCATCTTCATCTCATACGTCGCCCCGCCGTGTGTCTCGTCCACGACCGGCACGAACATCACCCCGTCAAGGTCCACCGCCCTCATACTGTCTCCCTCCACTGTTGCTCATTGCTCATAGTCCATTCTCATTTGCAATCGGTACCTCGCATACGCCGTCTTTTCCCCGTAGCGATTCACCCCCGTCTCCCGCTCGGTGGAGATCACATGCCCCTGCTTCTTCAAATCCCAAATCCGCGCCCCCAGCCGCATGATGCCGTACTCTGAAAGCGCCTCCACCGGCGTGATGCTCCCGTAATCCTGAAGGTGCCGCAGCACCCGGTCCGTCTGCGTCATGGCCATGCTATTCCTCCCGATGCAGCGACCGCTCCGCCTCGAACCCATCTGGATACCGCCTGCGCAGCTTCTCCACGTTGTGCCGGGCCACTTCCTCCAACGACACACCCAGGGCCGCCGCCGTCTCCACAATGTACCACAGACAATCGCCCAACTCGTCGATCAAATCCGCAAAGATGTTCCTGTCGTCCTGAAAGTAGTGCTTCTTCACCAAATCCGCGCACTCCCCGGCCTCCCCGGAAAGCCCCAGCACCCCGTTGAACAGATGCCCCCTCTGATCCAGCGCCTTGTTGCTCGTGCGCTGCGCCAGTTCCTGATACTCATTCAACGTCATTCCCATCCCCCTGCCTTTCCAGCCGCGCGATCTCAAAATCGATGTATTGCCGCGCCTTCTTCAAGTCCTCCACTTCCTTCAGCGGGTCCTTGCGCCCCGCCCGCGCGATGTACTTGATGGCGTTGCCCTTGTTGAATCCCTCGCCGAAGCCCCACGCCTCGATGGCGTCGATCACCTCAATCCCGCCCATCTGATAATGGTCAGGATGCGCCACGCTGTTACCCATACTCTTCCTCCTTTTCGCATTGTCATGGGGACGGTTCTACCCATTGTCATGGGGACGGTTCTACCGACACTGACCATTACCGTTCCCTCAAAACCAGTTCCTTCCCGTCGATATTCACGATGTCGTACACCGCGCTCACCTGCTCCAGGCTGATCGGCCCGTTCACACAGGCGCGAATCTCCTTCACCCTGGGCATCCGGCACCCCGCCACCGCCAGCGCCGCGAACGCCGCCGCGAGGATCGCCAGCATCCACCACCGCTTCTGCGCATTGAGCCACCCCATAAGCGCGCTGATCGCAAGCCCTACGGCCACCGATACGCCAATGATAATCAGCCCCAGCGCCGTATTGGTCACCACCATATGCGCGTTCATCTGAATCAGCTCGCCCACAACCGTTCCCATCGCCTCGTTCATGTACAATCCCTCCGTTCTCCTCGTTCTCCCTAAAACCCAAAACCTAAAACCTACAACCTAACAATCCCTCTCCTCAACCCGCTCCTCCAGCGGCCCCGCGTCGAACCGAATCACCAGCCCCATCCGCCGGTACACCTCGTCCACCGCCTCGTCGCTGGTCAGCGCCATGACCACCTTCTCGTCCACGGCATTCAAAACGTCCTTGCACCGCTTGGTGCCAAACCCGTGCAGCTCGTTCAGTGCCAGGCAGATCGCCGCGTAGCAGGTCTTCATCGTGTTCTCGATCCCCGCCTGCACACCCTGGGCGTAGCTCTTTTCCTCCGCCCGCTTCACGTCCTCCAGCGTAATGCCGTTTTTCTGAATTCGCTGAAACGCCGCGTTGTCGGCCATCCGCTGCGCCCGCACCTCCGGCGGCAACTGCCAGAACCGCTCCACGTCCGCCAGCCGCTCGGCCCGGTCCCGCTCTCGCTCGCCGTACCGCCGTGCCTCGCGCCCAGACAATATCCGCGTCTTTGGTCTGAATTTCACCTTGCCCATACTCGTACATCCCTCCCGAATGAGTTACGGGGACAGGTTCCCTGACTCATTTCTTCTTCGCTTTCCTCCCGCACCCGTGCTTCTCCGGGCAATACCCCAGCACCTCGCACTTCGGCTTGAACAATGAGTCGATGATCGTGCCCCACTCCGGCCCAATCTCGCGCAGCGCGTCGCATATATCGTCCATCAACTGATGGAACTCCCAATAGGCCCTGTTGCACAGCCGCTGCCTCGACATATCCACCAGGTTGCGCAGATTCCGCTTGTCGACCACCCGCGTGGTCATCCCCAACGGCAGCAGCAGCGCCGCGTCCTCGCGAGGAATGCCAAACCCTTCAAGCCGTTCCACCGTTCGCCCAATGTCCCGCATCACATCGTTGTAATCTTCGAGCGCATCCGGGTTGTTGGCAATGCTGGCAGGAATCACATATTCAAACTCATGGTAGTCGATATACCGCGTGGAAGATTGCAACCGCGCCGGCAGGCACCCGATGTGGGTATACCACTCCCGCATCACCCGCGCCGAATACCCGTCCAGCACCATCTCCACGTTCACGAACTCCATCACCCGGCCATGCCCGCTCTCGATGCAATCCAGCCCCCGCCGGTAATTCTTTGAAGCATCCGCCGTATCCGCGCCCCAGCACACCCCGGCCATCTCGCCCATCTTGGTGATCGGCTGCCGCGTCGTCCCCGGCAGGATTATCACTTTACCCACGCTTCTGCGCCTCCCTCGCCAGTTTCTTCTTCAACCGATACTTCTCTTCGCTCTCCCTGCGCATCTTCCGGCACCGGTCGCACCGCTTCTTCCCGGGCTCCACCTTCCTGCCGCAGTCGATGCAAAGTCCCTTGTCCACCCGCGCCTGTCGCCTGGCGTACTTCTTCGCGTGATCCGGGTCGTTGCGCTTTTCCCGGTCCTTCAGCGCCTTCAAACACGGCTTGCACATCGTCTTACCAGCCTCGGCCCAGCGCTTCCCGCACTCCTGGCACTTGCCCTCAACCTTCCAGGCCAGTCGCTTCGCCTTCGCCGCTTCCGACCGCCGCGCCCCGCGCACCTTCCGGCACACCTCGCAGGTCACAAACCCGTCGTCCTTCAACTCCCGCCCGCAGGAATGGCACCGACCCTCGGCCTTCCACCGTTCCCTTCGCTTCCGCGAGGTCTCCCGGACCTGCTCGGCGCACACCGCGCAGGTGCACTTCCCCGGCTCCACCTTCCGCAGCCCATTGCACCGCGGGCAATTCCCGTTCCGCAGAAAATAAGCGTAATTCGCCCTGTCGTTCCGCATCTGTACATCCTCCCCCTTAACCTCCCCTGAAAGGGGAGGTGGCCCCGCTTCAGCGGGGTCGGAGGGGTTCCGTCCCCCCCTAATCCCTAATCCCTAATCCCTAATCCCTCAATTCCCCGTCGCCCCGGTTCTGACCGGCAGCACCATATACGTCACATCCCCGCCGCCGACCGCCGTCACGGTGCACGGCGCGATGGCCCCGTTCATGCTCATGGTGATCTCCTCGCTGTCCGCGTTCTTCAGCATGTCGCTCAGGTACTTCACGTTGAACGCGATGTCCAGCGCCGCGCCCTCTGTCTCCACCTCCACCGCCTCGTGCACGTCGCCGACCTCGCTCTTCGCCTCCACGGCCATATCGTCCCCGTGAATGCGCAGCACCAGCAAATTGTTGTGCCCCTGGCGTGCGATCAGCGCCGCCCGGTCCACCGCCCTGCGCAGTTTTGCCGTCTCCAGCGTCACCCGCGTCTGAGCACTCTTGGGCATAATTGCCTGCCAGTTGATATACTCGCCCTTGATGAGCGTGGCATAGAAGTCGGTCCCGTCCACGGTCGCCCGCAGCTTCCCGCCGCCGATGTCCACCGCGATGATCTCATCCTCGCCGCCCTCTGAAAGCAGCTTCCCCAGGTCCGTCAGCGCCTTGCCGGGAACCACCGCCTCAAAGTCCTCCTCGACGTTGGTCACGCCCTCGCACACCGACATCCGGAAGCCGTCCAGGCCCACCATGAACGCCTGACCCTTTTTGAATTGCAGCGCCGCGCCGGTCAACACCTCACGGGTGTCCTCCACCGCCACGCAGAACGCCGTCTTGTCGATCATCCGCCGCAGCATCCCCCGGGGCATCCGCACCTCGTGCTCCCCCGTGACCTCCGGCAGCGCGAGAAACAAATCCGCGTCCTGCCCCGCCAGGTTCGTCCGGCTCCCGCCGCCTCGCACCGTGAAGGCGAACCGCCCGTTCATCGCCACGGTCACGTCCCCGTTCACCAGCCCTCGCACCACCTCGGTCAGCAGCTTGCCGGGAGCGACCCCCGCGCCGCCCTCCTCCACCGTGGCCGGCACCGTGGTCACGATGGTGGTTCGCTCGTCCGAGGCCGTCAGCCGCACTCCGCCCTCCAGCGCCTCGATCTTCACGCCCTCCAGCACCTGGTTCACCGTCCGGTTCGGCAACGCCCCGCCGACCCGCCGCAGCCCCTCAGAAAGTTCCATCCCGCTGCAAATGAATTTCATAGTTTTCATATCTCCCTTCGTTGTTTGTGTCGTTGGTATTGTTGAGGGATTAGGGATTAGGGATTAGGGATTAGAAATAGTGGCTGCCGCGTTTATTCTTTCAATCCTCGTCCTCGTCGTCATCTTCAACGCCCCATTCTTCCTTCCGCTCCTGTTCAATTTTCTGTGTCAGCCAATATATCCGCCGCCAAATCTCCCTCTGGGCTCGCCTGTCCCTTGTAATTCTTGACTATGAACCTGAAAAACGTCATCCCGATTCCCTCTGCATTGCCGAAATAAGCCCTATCAACCGCCCAGCATTTCCTAATCCCTAATCCCTAATCCCTAATCCCTAAAATCACCCAATCCGCCGCCCCTCCACCTCGACGATCTTCCTCTTGCAATAGGGGCACCGCTTGAAATCAAAATTGAAGTACAGTATCGCCTGGCACTTTTCGCACTTCAGCTCCCTGAAAGCGCTGTCCCACACCAGCCGTGTCTTTCCCACCGCGATTTGCCGCACGCTTTCCATCTCCCTTCTCGTATTTCCTGCTGTTCGCCTTCAACGCGGAGCGAAACGCCTCACACCCATAAATGGTGTTGATGCACTTCACATGCTCGCAGTTCAGGCACACGTCGCATACCTCCTGCTGATAGATCGCCGCGTTCAGCGTCATCTCCCCGGTAATGATCCCGTTCATTTTTTAGCCTCCCCTGGAAGGGGAGGTGGCCGCGTCAGCGGTCGGAGGGGTTCCGTCTCCCTCTTTCCTCCCGTACACCGCCCCGCACGTATGCGTGCAGTACGTCCCAAACAGCATCTCCACGCCCGCCGCTGCCTTTTCCCGGTCCTGCTGCACTTCCTTATACAGCGCCTTGATGTCCCGCTTCATGGCCCTGTTCATCCGGAGCACCGCTGTGAACCGGCCCTTCACATTCCCCTGCCGCAGCGCCGGCATGGCCAGGTTGCAGCACATCCGGTATTCCTCCGGCGTCAGGGCGAACTTCGCCATCACTTCCTCCACGGTATCGCTCTTCTGGTGAATCTCCACCAGATAGTCGATGACCTCCACAATATCCCGCTGATCCTTCAATCCCAACAACTGCATGTAATTCCTCCCTGTCTATGGTGGTCAATGGAATCGTCGAACCCGGCCAATCCCTAAAACCTTGTCTCATCGCTGCCCCACCTGCCGCCTGGCCTTCACCCTCCGGCAGTTTTTCGCCAGCCGATCCTTGTTCACGTCGTCGGCCTCCGTCCAGTCCCGAAGCGCGTCCTTCTCGGCCCAGAACTCGGCCCGCCAATCCTTGTATTCCTTGCAGTACCCGTGGCAATTCGGCGCCACCGACCGCCTCCCGCACCCGTTGCATGGGCTGTCCTTCATACTCGTAGCCTCCAAAGTAGCCTTCCCCAGGCGGCAAAGCCGCCGGTTCAGGGGAAGGTGGATTCGGCAAAAAACGCTTGCGTTGTTTTGCCGAAGACGGATGAGGTCGTCCCCCCTCAAAAATGCCTCTGCGCGTAGCAAGCAAGAAGCAGCGCCTCCGCCATGCCGTCTGAATCCTTCTTGCACTTCTCCGTGGGCCGCAAACCCACCCCCGGAAACAGCCGCTTGCACACCTCGACGCTCGCCGCCTTGTCCTTGCCGATCAGCGAAAATTCCTTCTTCCACGTCCCCGGCGGCACCAGCTGCACCCCGATGCCCAGCGCCGCCAGCACGCCCAGTATGTACCCAAACCCCTGCCCGAAGGTGAACATGCTCGTCACGCCCTGGCCGTGCATGGCCCCCACCTTTTCCACGCAGGCAACGCAGGTTCCACAGTTCACCGCGTCCGCCATATTGTCGATAAAGCTACTGTCATCCCATGGAAACACGTCAACCGCGTCCCCGTCGATGACCGCATATCCGCCCTTCTTCCCCGGATCAACCCCCACATAGATCATGCTATAACATCCTCCCAGCCCAGCGAATCAACTCGCCCAGCCGCTCTTTCCCGCTCTCCCGCTGCGCCACCCACAGTGCCGCCACCACCTGGGCCGCGGTGTACCGGCTCCGCACCTTCCACCGCCAGCCCTCTTTCCCAAAGGCCACCCGAATTATCTTGGCCGCCTCAAAGGCCGTCAGAATGGTAGCGCCTCTTTCTCCGTCTCGCATCGCTCCTCCACCAGCTTCCACTTGCTGCACGGCGTGTAATCATTCGCCTTCTGCGCCTTCCGCCGCGCCACCACCACGCACACCTCGCTGTGATCGCAGTTGACGCAGTTCTTCATCCGCTCGAAATCCTTGTCGGTCAGGCACTCAGCTATCAGCCCAACCTCGCTCGCAGCATTTCCCAATTCGCAAAGCGCCCGCTTCATCCGCTCCATCCCTGTCTCAAAATCCATCATGCCATCCCTCCTACGAAATCCTCATCTGCTCCCCGTCCACGTCATCCTCTCCATCGTTCTCCCCGATGAAGTCAAACAGCGTCGGCGCACCGGCCTGGTCGTCTGCTTGCTGCAAATACCCCAGCCCGTCCCGGAAGTAATCGCTGTTCAGCTCGACTCCGACGCCAAACCGCCCCAGCGCCACCGCCCGCGTCGGCACCGTCATGATCCCCCCAAACGGGTCCAGCACCACGTCCCCCGGATTGGAATACCGGTTGATCAGCCGGTCCACAATGTCTATCTGGAGAGGGCAGACGTGCAGCATCCGCTTCTTCAGCTTCTGCGACGTGTTGAACGTCTTCATCCGGTTCACGTCGTCCCACACGTCCGTGGTCCAGCTCCCCGGCGCCACCACCATGAACGTCGCCGGCAGCCGCCCCTCCTTGTCCATCTGCTTCGCCAGCGCCACGTGATCTTCGTAGGAGTACACGCTGCCCCGACTGAACTTCCGGTACACCTTCTGCATCTGGCTCGTGGGGATGGAATACAGCTCCTCCTTCGTCACCAGCCTGTCGCCGCTTGAACGCCAATAGGCGTGGGCGTCGATCTGCCACTGGGCCCGGGTATACTCCTCCTTGGTCTTGACCACCGGCTCGTCGGCATAGGCTTTTGAGGTATCGGACGGCAATTTCCTGAACAGCAGTATGTACTCCGGGCACCCCACGCCCATCTTGCTGCCGTCCTTGCACTGCTCGCTCCACCCCAGCCGGTAGGTCTGGTTGTTCTCCCGCACCACGTCCGTGACGACGGTAATCATGCCGAAATACTGGAAGCCGTGCTTCATCGTGTGCTGGATCGTCAGCGCGTGAAAGGGCTCCATCGTCGGCATCCCGGTCCCCGTGGCGTTGCCAAACAGCACCCGGTCCTTCACATGGCAGGCGTACACCCGCCCCGGCTTCAATACCCTCAGCAGGTTCGGCGTCAGAAAATCCATCTGCCTGAAGAAGTCCTCGTCGTCCTGGTTCATGCCGAAGTCGTTGTAATTGTTGCTGTACTGGTAATGGTTGCCGAAGGGGATGCTCGTCACGATCTCATCCACGCTGTTCTCGTCCATCTTCGCCAGCTCGTCCACACAGTCGTTGTTGATGGCCCGGTAGTGCTTCCCATTGACCTCCACCCGCTTCACTCCCATCGTATTTCTCAATTCGTCAAACCGCTTCACGTTCACAAGCCCATACTTCCGAACGATCTCGGTCATCTTCCTCACCATCTCGTCGTGCCGCTGCCACTTCTCCATCAGTGCCTTCCTGATCTCCTCCTCGCTCTCGGTGTAGATGATGTCGATAATCACCTTCTCCGTTTGCAGGAAGCGATATATCCTGTGAATCGCCTGTATGAAGTCGTTGAACTCATAGTCGATGCCCAGGAAGATCGCCCGGTGACAGTGCCGCTGGAAGTTGCAACCCTGTCCGGAAATGCTCTTCTTCGTCGCCAGCAGCCGAATCTTCCCGTCCGAAAAGTCAATCACCCGCTGCTCCCGCACGTCGTACTCCTGGCTGCCGTACACCTCCACGGCCTCGGGAATCGCCTTCTTGATGGCGTGCCGCTCGGCCTCCAAATCGTGCCAAAGTATGAAGTGCGCCTCCGGGTCGCTGCCCACGATCTCCACCATCTTTGAAACCCGGTCGTCGATGGAATCCCGCTTTTCCTTGGCCGCGTCCTGCAACGAAAACGCCGCGTCCCGGATCAGCTTCATCTGTCCATGCTTGTCCGCCCCGGCGGTGGTGTTGTCCACAGCCAGCCGGTGCCAGCGAATCTCCATCTCGGGCAGGTCATACCCGGTATCGTCATACCCCAGGTCGCTCGGCTTCTCGATGAACAGCGCCCACGACGACATCCACAGCCAGAAGTCCTTCTCCCGGTGCGGATACAGCGTCAGCTTGTTCGCCTTGGTGGAATCCCGCTGAAACCACTTTGTCAGGCATGAACCCGTGTCCATGATCTCCAGGTATCCGGAATAGTGAATCAGTTCCTTGTACTTGTTCGGAGAAGGCGTCGCCGTGCAAACCAGCTTGTAAGGAATCCCCTTCAAAATCGTGAGGAACTGCTGATAAGTCTTGCTCCCGTAGCTCCTCAGACAGCTCGCCTCGTCCAGCGAAACCCCGCCAAACTGCTTCGGATCAATATCCCCATCCCGCACTCGCTCATAATTCGTCAGCACAATCGCCGCGTCCGTCGCCGCCGCCTCCGCGTCCGTCCGCACATAAGGCGGCACGCACGGCTCCCACGCCTCCCCGTCGTCTCCCCAAAAGGCTTCCCCTTGAGGGGAAGCTGTCTGCGAAGCAGACTGAAGAGGTGTCCCCTCACCTTCCGCCTCGCGCCTCTGCCCCGCATCTACGCGCTTCCACCCCAACAACCTCTGGGCATCCAACTGAAACTCCTGCTTCACCCCCAGCGGACACACGATCAGCACCCGCACCCCGGTCCGCTCATGCAGCAGCCGCGCCCATTCCAGCTGCTGGGCCGTCTTTCCCAGGCCAAAGCTCTCAAACAGCGCCCGCCGGCCGCCCTTCAGCGCCCACAGCACCGCGTCCCGCTGATGGGGCTTCAGCGCCGGATTCACCGCCTCCGGCTCCACCACAATGCCGGTCTCCTCGGCAATGTCGATCTTTCCTTTCAAAAACTCCTCGTAAGTCATACCCTACTCCTCGTCGTCGTTCTCCAAAAGGCTTCCCCTTGAGGGGAAGCTGTCACCGTAGGTGACTGAAGAGGTGGCCCCTCACGCCCCGCTTCGCGCCTCTGCCCTGAACCCGACCATCTGCTTCTCTTCATCCGACCAGTCCAGCGCCTGCCCGCAATACACGCAATACTTGCACATGATGCGCACCTTCCGGTCGCCCCACTTTTCCGTCCTGTCCACCACATTCCCGCAGCTCGGGCAGGTGCAACACTCCCGCAGCGTCGCCTTATGCTCCACCTTCTGGGGAACCCGATACTGTAACTCCCTCTCAACGTTCATCTTTCGTCCCCCGCATTTTCTAATCCCTAATCCCTAATCCCTAATCCCTAATCCCTCTATTCCCTCATAATCTCGTTATACCGCATCACCGACGCATCAAACATCACGTTCACCGTCCCGATGCTCCCGTTCCTCTGCTTCGCCACGCTGATGGATATATACACGCTCCCGCCCTCCTGCATGGCGTAGAACCCTGCAACATCCTTCGGATTGATGCTCTTATCCTCATGGCTCTCGGGCCGGTGCAAAAATATGATCCCGTCCGCGTCCTGCTCCACCGCGCCGCTCTGGGCAAGCTCGGCCATCGTGGGCATGCGCCCCTGGGCCGCACGGTTCACCTGGCACAGCGCCACCACCGGTATGTTCACCGCCATCGCCAGCCGCTTCAGTTCCCTCGATATATAGGAAACCTTCAGCCAGTTTTCCTTGAACTCCCGCTTGGTGCCCATGATGCCGATGTAGTCCACCACCAGCAAATCGATGCCCTCATGTCGCGCCCGATCCCTGACGGTATCGAACACGCCCTCCACGGTGATCGGCTCCGGGTTGTCCGGGTCGTTGAATATGAACTCGAAGGGCATGCCCTGCATCTCGGCCATCGCGTTTTGCAGCAGTTCCCAGTCCTCCGGCATGATCTCCGCCTTCCTCAGCCGCTCGCCGCTGACCCACGCGCCCCGCGAAAGCGTCCTCTGGCCCAGTCCTTCCTTGCCCATCTCGCAGGATACGAACCCGACCCGAAAGCCCTCCTTCGCCGCGTTCATGGCGATGTTCAGTCCGAAGGCCGTCTTGCCGACGCTGGGCCTGGCCGCCACCACCGTCATCTCCCCGCCGAACAGCCCGCCGATGATCCCGTCCACCGATTTGATGCCCGTGGGCAGCGCCTTGATCTCGCCCCGCGTGCGCTTGTCCAGGTAGTCGTAGGTGTCGATGTTCACCTCGTCCAGCGGCACCCACTTCAGCTTTCCCCCGGTCTCGATCCCGTCCGCGAGGTCCCGCACCCTATCCAGCACGTCCCCCACGTCGCTCGTGGGGTCCCGCAGCCCCTTCGCCAGCGCCTCCGCCGCCTGTATGGCGGCCCGCCGCTTGCTCAGCGCCTTCAGTATGCGGATGTGATCGCCGATGGCCTCATGCTTGCCGGTCTTGTAGCCGTCGTACTGCGTCAGCCCGATCATCTTCAGCCGCAGGTTGTCCGCCGCGTCCGGAAACATCCGCGAAAACGCCGCGTCCACGCTGATCATGTCGATCTTTCCGCCGTCCTCCGCGATCTTGACCATCGCCTCAAACAGCCGCCGGTGGTCCAGGTCCGCAAAGTCCCCGGGCTTCAGCTCCGCCAGCACCTCGTCCTGAACCTTCGCCGCCTTGGTCAGCATCAGCAGCAGCACATTCTCCTCGGCGGGCATCGAAGCAAACCGCTTCCCCTCCGCCGCCGCCTGCAATTGCCCCTCGACGTACCCCAGTTCAGCGCTCTCCGCCATTCAACGATCACCTCCTTTGCAAGGGATTAGGGATTAGAAATAGCTACTGCCGCGTCTCCCGTAGCGGCCCTAAAGGACTTGCTTCGCGTCGCGACTATCAGTCGCCATCACTATCTAAGCCTTCCCCCGATGGGGAAGGTGGCCGCCGCAGGCGGTCGGATGAGGTCCTCCCTTCCCCTCCCGCTTCGCGCCTATCCCCCATCAGAACGGCATCTCCGGGTCCTCCACCTCCGCAAACTGCCCTTCCCCGGCACTCGCCGTCCCTGCCGCTTCGCTGGCCCTCTGTATCGGTCTCCTGACATCCTCGGCGTTGATCTCGGTCACATACCGCTTGCTCCCGTCCTGCGCTTCGTAGCTCCGGGTCTGAATCTCCCCGTCCACCACCACCAGGTCGCCCTTGTGAATGTACTGCCGCACGAACTCCGCGGTATTGCGCCAGGCCACCACGCAGATGAAGTCGGCCACCTTCTGCCCCGTCGCCTTGTCCTTGAACCGCCGCTGCACCCCCACCCGGAAATTCACCCGCGCGATCCCGCTCTGCGTGGTCGCAAACTCCGGCTCGTTGCACAGGTTCCCGATGATCGTCACATGGTTGTATGCGTTGCTCATACCTTCATTCATCCTCCGTCTCTCATAATGAATCTCCTCTCTGTAAATCCACCCACGAACCTGTAAATCCCGCTTACATGTTGCTATCTCCCGGCCTTCACCGCCCGGTCATACATCACGATGCTCCCCGCCGTCGCCACGTTCATGCAGTAATCCCCGATCAACTGCACCGTATCCCGACAGCGGGTCAAGATGCTCTCGGGCAGCCCGTTGTCCTCCGCGCCCAGCAGGTACACACACCGCTCCGGATGCACGAACCGCTCCAGCGGCACGGCGTTGTCCGCCAGCTCCACCGCAATCACCGGGCAATTCCACGGCAGATGCCGGAAGAAGTCGTCATAATCCGCGTAGTTGTACAGCGGAATGTGCCTCGGCGCCTTCATCGTGTCGCTGCACTGGTGCCTGTACCGCCGCCCGATGGTGAATATGAAATCCGCCCCCAGGATCGCCGCGGACCGCCACAGCGTCCCCACGTTCGCCTCCGTCTTTCCGTGGAATATCCCGATCCCAAAGTACCCCCGCTTCCCATCCATGTGTAAATCCCTTCTCTCCGTATGTCCTCCAAAAGCCTTCCCCCGGTGGGGAAGGTGGATTTCCGGGAAAATGCTTGCATTGTTCCCGGAAAGACGGATGAGGTCCCCGGCCTTACGCCTCAATCCCCATCTGCTCCGCCATCGCGTCCACCGCCGCGTCCACATCCACCGGCGCCTCGTCCTGCCCGTCGTCCTCCGCCGCCACAAACTCGATCTCCAGCGCGTCCTCGGGGTCCACGGCACCAGCGTTGTAGTTCGCCACGGTCCCATCCTTGGCCGCCTCCATCGCCTGCTCGATGCTCACCGGCAGCCACTTGAACACGCTGCGGAACACCGTCTTTTTCGCCATCTCCTCGTAGTCCGTGACCCACGGGCCACTGGTCGCCGCCTTGCTGCGCTTGCGGTGCTTCTCGATGTCTTCCTTGGACATGTACATGATCTGCGGCTCCATCTCCTTGTCCTTGAACCGCACCACCACATACGCGCCCACCATCGCGCCGGGGTTGCCCTTCACGCAGGGCTTGTGCTCCAGCTTCGATTCCAGCCCGTACACGATGTCGAAGGTGTCGTTCTCATGCACGATCTGCGCCGACACGCTGGAAACCTCGCCGCTGCGCCGCGCAATCGCCAGCATCCCCCGGTAGCCCAGTATGAACTGGCACTCCTTCTGCCCGGTCTTCCTGTTGTTGAACGGCACCGGGTAGCACTGCCCCAGCACGCTCGCGGGCTCCAGGCCGCAGGCCGCTGCCTGCATGAAGTACCCCAGCACGCTCGGCACGCTGCACTCGGCCAGTTGCGGGTTCAGCCGGAACTCGGTAAGCGCACTCCGCACAAAGTGGTCCGTGTCCAGGAACTTCGGCAGCGCCGCCGCCAACTGCTTTTGAAAACTCGCGTCGTTCAGGTACGAAACCACCGTCCCGCCCTTCTTCTTCGCCACCGCCGCCGTAGTCTTCGGCGCAAGCGCCGCCGTGTTCTTCGGGGTCTTGATCGTCTGCTGCTCCATTGATGTACCCTCCTTACTCCGCATCCGCGATCACGCGGTTCTCAAACTTCTTGTAGGCGTCCAGGTACCATTCCCTATGGTCGCCGTTGTAGGTCAGCTCGTAGTACATGCCGTCGAACAACGTGCTGGAGATCAGGTACTTCCAGTTCTGAAGCGCCTTGGCCTTCCAGACCATGAACACCTCGAACTTAGGTTCTGGATCGCTCTTGTCCAGATGCTCGATGATGTAATCCCGAACGATCTTCAATGCCTTGTCATCCACGTTTCTTTCCTCCTCATGCACTCCTACTGTTGTCCCGGCACATCTCCGGCAGATTTGCCCGTACCAGCGCCGCCGGAATCGGCGGGCAAACCGCATTGCCGCACCGCGCCACCTGTTCACTCCTCGGGTATTCTCGGCCATCCGCGTCCACGTCGATGATGTAATCATGCGGGAATCCCTGGGCGTCAAACAGTTCTCTCGGTGTCAGCATCCGCATCCCAATGTCCATCCCGTTGCACTCTATCAGCGCAAAACGGTCTCTGCTGGTCTGTGTGGGCATGGGCCGGTCCACCCCGATGTTTACCGCGTTCCCGTAATACTCCGTCAGGAACCGGCACAGCCCATATCGGTTGCTCGCGTCAATCGTCTGTAGTGGCTGGTCAATGCCCTGCCCCCGGAACTCCCTGCTGTCGTGATACTGGATGATAAAAGGTCGCCCGCCGTACTTCTCCACGCCCTGCATGATCCGCCGCATCGTCTTTTCAGACAGTGGCCGTACCGCCCGCAGTCCATGCTTTTTCATGATCTCCTCGCTGCTGTCAAAGATCGACGGACAAGGCAGGCTGAAATCCAACACCGCTTCCACGGGCACCCACGGTTTTTTGAGCCCAGTTCGCACCTCCATGCCTTCCGGGTCTCCGTTCGTCGGCTCCGGCCAGCAGATGGGCAGCCCGTCGCACCGCGCAATCATGAAGAATCTCCGTCTCGACGTCGGCGCTCCATAGTCGCACGCCCGAAGCAACCTGTACTCCACCCGATAACCCTGCTTCTCCAACTGCCTCACGAACCGCCGGAAAGTCTCGCCCCTGTACCTCGGGTCTGGCCGGCTGTTGGCGTCCAGCCGTCCCCAGTCCATGAACTCCTCCACGTTTTCCAGCATGATGACCCGTGGATGGACCGCCTTGGCCCACTTCACCGCCACCCAGGCCAGACCCCGTATGTGCTTGTCCACCGGCTTTCCGCCCTTGGCCTTGGAATGGTGCTTGCAGTCCGGCGAGAACCACGCCAGCGCCACGGGACGCCCCCGGCAGGCTTCTATAGGGTCCACCTTCCACACATCCTCTGTGTAGTGTTCCGTCGTTGGATGATTCGCTCTGTGCATGGCGATGGCCGCTGGATCATGGTTGATGGCGATATCCACGCTCCGACCAATGGCCATCTCAATGCCTGTCGAAGCGCCGCCGCCACCGGCAAAGTTATCCACCACGATCTCACGCATCATTCCGCATCCACCTTCGTAACCGTGAACCTCCGCCCCGTCGTCACCTTCATGCACTCCTCGGCGATCTTCGGGTACTTCGCCTTCAGTGCCTTTGTGTCGAGCCTCCTTGTGCTGGTGTTGGTCCACCGCACCGTCCAGCTCTCGCTCACGCCCTTCTCAAAGGTCCCCATGGCGGCCTTGATCTGCTGGTCCATGCCGTCGATCTCTTCCTGGAGCGCGTCCCTCTGCGCCACCTTCATGGCTCTCAGGTTCAGCAGATCCTCCAGCCCGTCCAGCGCCATCGTGGCCTCGGTCTCCTCCGCCGCCGGATACAGCGCGTTCAGCGCCTCGCCGTCCGCCTCGCTCCCGGTGGGCAGCGGCGGCACCCTGGGCACCACATGCTCCTCCCAGAACGCCCGCTCCGCCTCGATCAGCGTGGCAATCGCGTCCTCGTCCCGCTCGATGCAGAACACGTGATGGCTCTTCCCCAGCACCACGATGCTCACATACCACCGCTCCGCCCCGGTGACGGCCATGTAGTGGATGCACTGCCAGTAGTAATGCGGGTTGATCTCCCCCTCGTCGAACCGGAACTTGCTGAACGGGCTGGTGGTCTTGCACTCCAGACCGGCGTTTTCCTTCAGCACCTCCCGGTCGATGTTCGCCAGCATCCATGGGTAATCCGGGTGCCTCAGAATCCGATTGCACTTGCGCACCTTCTTCGGTGTGCCCTGCTTTTCCATGAACTCCACGAACCGATCCGCCACGTACTGCTCCAGGTCCGTGCCCTGGCGCATGGCCTCGTTCTCTTCTTCTTCCACGCCCTTGCCGATCTTGTCCATGTACACCTTCAGCGGCGAGGAATACGGGTTCACCCCAAGGATCGCGCTTGCGTCGCTGCCGCCGATGCCGTTCCTCCGGCTCTCCAGCCACTCCTCCCGGCTCATGTTCCGCGTGTCGGCGTACACGTTGCTGATGTTCAGCCTCTTGTTACCCATCTCACCCTCCTATGAACTGCCAGATCAAATCCTCGACCTCGTACACCTTCCGCTTCACATACGCCAAACTCGGGTCATTGACCCTTGAAAGCATCTGCTCCGCCACCTTGAACTGCGCATACACGTCCTTGATCGTCGGCGTATACCAAACGTCGAACACCTTCAGACTCTCCAAGCCTTCCCCTTTGGGGAAGGTGGCCCCGGCTCCGCCGGGGTCGGAAGAGGTCCCCTTACGCCGCGCCCCGCGCCTCTGCTTCGCAACTCCCGCCATCATCCGTACATCCTCCATACTCGTAATCTCTCACAGTACCGCCGCGAAATGCTCCCTCCGCAGCGCCTCCATCTCCCGGTCCTCTTCCTGCCGCACCAGTTTGAAATACTGGTCCCGCTCGAACCCGAGCACGATGGCGCAGTCCTTCAACTGCCCGATCACGTCCTCCATGCCGCGCACGCCCTCCAGCTGCTCCACGGCCTCGCCGATCTTGAAAATCTCCTCTTCGACCTGCTCCAGTTTCTCCGAATTGGTCATTCTCTCACTCGCTTTCATGGTTGAAGCCGAAGGCGGGAATCGAACCCGCCAGCGTCCGGCTGGACAAACCCCTTGGCGATCGCGGGTCTGTCGGGTATACACGCCCCATCCACGGTCCGGCATGATGGAGCCGACGCAGGGAATCGAACCCTGAACCGAGGTTTACAAAACCCCCGTTTTACCGTTGAACTACGTCGGCAGGATAGACCGCCTTTGACGTGCGCTTCGCTGGCACTCCACTCACGCAGGCGGTCGGCCATGTTTCCATGCGCCTCGGCTTATAAGCCTTTGCCATTTGGCAGGAGGAAGTTGCCCTTTCGGGCTGGAGCCGCCAGCAGGAATCGAACCCGCATTCACTGATTACGAAACAGTTTTCCTGCCATTGGAAGATGGCGGCGCAGTTTCCTACGTCCGTCGAAGGTAGCTACAATTCCCCGTGTTGCGACACGGCAAAATCTTCAACGGTATCATTCTGGCTTGCACCGTAGGATTCACAAGATCGTCAGGGCGCAACCCTGAATGTGGCGGGAGGCACAGGATTTGAACCTGCGGACCGCTTGCGCGATCAACGGATTAGCAATCCGCCGCTATAGACCAGCTCTGCCAACCTCCCACAGGGCCCCGTTTCTGTTGAGCTTTACGCGATGGAAACTGGGAAATTTCTCGCGGCCGATTTTTCCACGGCAATTCGGTTTTATCCGCCGGTATGGGTTACCGACAACCGTACCGGCTGGTAGCGGGGGCGGGACTCGAACCCGCGACCTTTTGCTTATGAGGCAAATGTGCTGACCGACTGCACAACCCCGCCATGAAGATGTGGCGCAGACCCTCCACTCGCCACACACGCCGGTCTCCGCTTCTTACGACGGGAACTTACGCTCTTCGCTTTTCGCACCCACCGTGACCGGCTTCCCATTGGAGGGAGATCGGGGACTCGAACCCCGGACAACCTGATTAACAGTCAGGCGCTCTGACCAACTGAGCTAATCCCCCACAAAAAGTGTTCAGGGGCAGGAATCGAACCTGCGTGGTCCACCAGAACCGTCACGGAATCGAACCGTGTACCAGCCGCCGCTGTCGCTTAACCACTCGCGCACTCCCAAACACCATGGTGGACGGGGCTGGAGTCGAACCAGCCTCTGCGGATTTTCAGTCCGCCGCTCTCACCCTTTGAGCTACCCGTCCAGAGCCTGCGCCGCGCCCCGTTCCCTCGCCGCACTACTTTCGGCTGGGATAACGCTCCACCGATTCCTCTCCGCATCCATCACACTGATCTGTTGTGTAACGCCTCATGCCGTGAGATCGCGTTCTTCGGCGCAGTTCCCGCT